CACTTAAATCCGGTTCAGTATTTGATCAGATACGCCATGACCAGGTAGGCCTGGACGATGTTGAACGGCAGAGAGTCTCCCGCGTAGTGGGTCGTGAGGCCTTGGTCTACGATCGTGGCGCCTGAGAAATCCTGCCGCCAGTCGGTGCGTTGGATCGACGAGTTCGGGTCGAACGCCGGGACGGAGAGACGCTGGTAGTGGGCGTGCCGGCCGACTTCGCCTTCGGTCTGCTGGTGGGCGTTCTCGCCGCCGACGTCGCCGACCCATTTGGCGCCGAACTTGGCTTCCAGTTCTTGGGTCGGCATGTAGGGGAGCCTGCCGATCAGGTTCGGCAGCTGGAAGTAGTTCGGCAGGTCTTTCTGCGCCGAGTATTTGTGGCCGATCGCCCGGAAGAGCCCGGCGTATTTGCCGGCGTCCAGGCCAGCGCCGTTGCAGAGCAGCCATCCAGGAACGGGCTCGACCGGGCTCGTGGAGTCGAAGTTGCCGGCGTGGATGTTGAACTCTCCGGCCCACGGGATGATGGCGCCGGTGGGGAGCGCCCCGGAGGCGCCGGACATTTCCCCGGAGGCTCCGACGATGACCGACCGCATGCCTTCCATCCACACCATGACTCGGGCGCCGTTGGAGGCTTTCACGAGGGAGTCGGTGATCGGGATCCCGTTCGTGGCGCCGTCGAGCAGGACGACGTAGGGGTTGTCCGAGTGGACGACTCCCCACCGGAACCTGCCGCCCCGGTCTTTTTCCTCGGCGAAGAACGCCTCCGCCAGGTCGTCGATGTTACCCATCCACCTGCCCTTGCCTGTTGACCTTCCTCAAGGTTGTTTTCATGAGTGATCCAGGCTTCAATTCTATCTCATATTTGCGGACGGACGCGTATATGTCGTGGCCGTAGGCGGCGAACCGGCAGATGTTGTTGAGCCGCAGAGG